CCCCGTCAATGCAACCTGACCACAGACGGAGAAACGTGTTCCCCCGCCAGTTTGTAACCAATCTTTTCGCGGATAAAGCGGATGTTTACCAAATGGTGAGTAACCCAAACTCGGCATACATGATGGCGTCCGTGGCTGGTCAGAAACGTAAACAAGACGACATTATCATCGCCGCGTTCAACGCGACGGCTTACACCGGCAAAAACGGTACAAGTACCCAGACATTCACCGCGGCTAATCAAGTTGCTGTCACGGTTGGCCCAGGAACAGCCACAGGCCTGAATAAAGCCAAAGTGTTAAGGGCAAAAAGATTGCTCGATGCTGGAGAAGTGGATGGAGAGGATCGTTATGCTGTCATAGCTTCGGTCCAAATGGATAACCTGATGAACTTAACCGAAATTGCCAGTATCGATTTTAATTCCGTTAAGGCATTGGTCGAAGGAACTATGAATCGATGGTTAGGGTTTGAATTTATCCGATCCGAACGCCTCGGAACCAGCAGTGGCTATCGCCTATGTTACTTCTGGCAAAAAATGGCGATGTTAATCGGGATTATGCAAGACATCGAAACCCGCATTGACCCACGTCCTGACAAGAATTACCTCGAACAGGTTTACACCAGACAATACATCGGGGCAACCCGTATGGAAGAAGCACGGATTGTTGAAGTTAGTTGTTCAGAGGCATAATTTTAATTACTTAAAAAACACAAGTGGGGAATTAACAGGTAATCAAGTTTAAGGAGGAAAATATATGGTCGCTTATAAAGATACGATTGCTACAGCAGTTGATACGGGAGGGTTAAATAACTTACTGGAACATGCGAAGATTTACGCAAATGTAAAATTTAACGAAATCGATTATACAATAGCGGGGACAGAATTATCTGGCTCAACGATAGAGGTTGGAGCACCAATCCCCGCAAATGCCAGAGTATTGGGAATTGATTTACATTTCTCTGCCGCTCAAACATCATTAACTCTGAGCATCGGAGATAATGCTTCAGCAACTCGATATGGTAGTGCATTGACTGGTCCACAAACCGCTGGTGAAACTCACGTCAACGGTACAAATTACGAGACAGGAACCACGGATGGGGATACTCAAATCCTTTTAACAACCGGCGGAGCAACAATGACCGCTGGAGCATTAAAAGGACAAATTTATTACACTACAGACTAAGGCAATTGGGCGGGAGTAATCCCGCCCTTCATCTAATAAAAGGAGATCGAAAAAATGAAAAGGAATAAATTGTTTTTAGCCTTACTCCTGGCGTTGGTGATTGCCTGTCCCGCATGGGCTACGGTTGGTATTTATCGAGATGGAGTGCCATATGGACAAGCGACTGATCTCGATTTTACAGGATTTGGTACAACGGGCATTACTAATGATGGGAGTAAGTTCACATTTCCTCTAGTTCTGGCTGGGGTTGATAATAGCGGAAGTTCCAGTATCGGTAATACTGTAGACGCGATAACCGATGTGGGATACTCGCTGATTTATAAGGATTTGCCTGCATATAACACTGGGACATCTCTTCCAAATGGTATACCTGGGCAAATTTTAACCATCACAATCGGCACCGATGCTGGGGCAACGTGGTATCACATTCAGCCTGTTACTAAGACAGGATTTAATTTTTTGGAGTTTAACGATTCCAAGGATACGGCAACACTTCAGTATGTGGACAGTACAGTAGGATGGATCATTCTTAATTTGGATAGTGTTACAAGATTCTAAAAATAGGGGGACATTTTGTCCCCCTCTTTTTCTATGCAAAAATATTTATCTCATATCGTTGGATGGTTAATTGCAATCACTGCTCTTTACCCTCCAATGGATTTTGAGATAGCACCGCCGATGCAGTGGTACCCGTGGATGTTGGTGCTTGCTGGATTCCTGGGTTTTTATACACTCGTCTTGGATGTTGCCGTTGGTGTAAAGATCGTTGCGATTGGTGGATTTTTAAACTGCTTCTTCAGTTCTACCCCGTACATTTCTTTCATCTCATACATGCTTCTGATTGCGGGGTGCTACTTTTACATTTTGTGTTCCCGCGTGACGGACTACAAGCCGGTCTATAAAATTCTTCAGTGCCTTGTATTCTTCAATGCTTTTATGGTCGTCATGCAACTGGTCAAACAAGATGTTCTTTTAAACTTCGGACTTGATCATACGCTGTGTTTCGGCGTGACTGGACAGCATATGCAGACCGCTTCTTTCAGTGTCGTATTGGCCGCGGCCCTTTTCCCTTTCCAACGATTTAATATTCTCTTCGCTGGAATCATTTCCGCATTTTGTAATTCCCTCGGTGGATTCCTCTCAATTGCCTCCGGCCTTTTTATATCACTACTAAATCCCAAGAGAATAAAGATAGCGTTCATTTTTTTATACATGTCCATAATTTTAATCATTGGTTGGGGGCTATCAACTCACAAGTTCTCAAATAATCTGGATAGTAAAAATGGGAGGTTGGCTACCTGGGAAAAAAGTATTGAAATCGCAAACCAGCATTATCTTATGGGGTGGGGTATTGGATCATTCAAATATGTTTTTCCCGCGATGCAAAACAATCCGTATTCAATTAAGTGGGTCACCGCGCATAACTGCTGGATTCAATTTCTTTTTGAGACGGGAAGAATGGGATTCCTTTTGATTGCCGGATACTTCGTTTATTTATTTTATAAACTGATTAAGCTCGTGAAGAGATCAGTGTTCCGCAAAGACGCTGTTGCATGTTTGGCGGGATTAACGATGATCGCGGTGAATATGATGGTGCACTTCCCAACTCGCATGGTGGCTACTTCATTAATTTTGATTTTTTTTATTTCAGTATGTCAAAGGACGGTGAATAAAAATGGCGCGATCTAAATTAAATATCGCAAATTTAAGTTTAAGCAAACTTGGCAACGCTCAACCCATAACATCATTTCAACAAAGCGGAAGCACAGAAGCCGAAAGAGTGAATGAGGTTTACAACGATATTCTCGAAGAAGTTCTCTCGGAGCATCCCTGGTCATTTGCGCAACGCAGAGTTGCTCTCACTGTCGATGTGCCGGATGATGTTTCCCGTCATATTCAAGGGCGCGTATTTACCCCAGTATCAATCACGGGAGCCACAAAAGCGGAACCTTGCGTTATCACAGCCGTTGACCACGGGCTTGAGAATGGGGATCGAATTAAGATCGTTGGCGTTAGCGGGATGACACAACTAAACGGGAATTTCTATCGGATTCAAGGCAAGACCGTTGATACCATTGAGTTGATTGATGAAGATATTGATGACGGCGTCGTCGAGATTGACAGCTCGGCTTATACGACATACAGCTCCGGCGGCCAGATACAACTTGCCAATGATGGGGATCCACTGGCAATTACGGCGGCGACAGCCGCAAATCCTGTGGTTATTACGGCCGCCGCACACGGCCTTTCAGACGGCGACTGGATAAAGATTGTCGGCGTTGCCGGAATGACAAACCTAAACGGAAATTTTTATATCGTTGATGACGCAACAACAAACACATTTTCACTGGATGATACCGATGAGGCCAGCGTGGACGGCCTGACGTTCGGCGCGTATACATACGGCGGGATAATCCTCGTTGCGGATGAATTCCCCGCGTTGGATTCAGAAACCGACTTAGTCGTATACCAAAAACCTTCCGACTTTGTGAAGCTCATTAAGAAGAGTGAGAAGAACGCGACTATCCATATCGAAGAGAATAAAATTATTTCAGATTTTGAGGATCTAAAAATTATCTACACCTTTTTAAATGAGGATGTGACCAGTTATTCTCCTCAGTTCATTCAAGCCCTGTCGTTACGCCTAGCCGCGGAGCTGGCCTTTACAATCACCAACTCAACCGCGAAGTCAAAAGATTTGATGACTGTTTATTACGATATCGTCCTCCCTCAGGCGGTGAGTAAGGATTCTACCCAGAACACCCCGACGGAGGCCCAAGCGGAGGAATGGCTCGACGCGCCTATTCACGGGAGCGGGTATTGGCCCGCAACGACGGGGGAAACATGGCACCCGTCGTAGAGAATATGTCGATATTTCTTATTTTTTTAACCATGTTTTTTGGATGTGTCGATGCCTTCGCCTTACCAAATATTGGGGAGAAGTACAACAGCCGCACAGGGGCCAAAGATTTTTGTTTGAAAGTTTCGAATGAGGCGGGAACGGTTGTGAATGATGATTGCACCCAGCTCAAAGTCACGGCAGGGCTGACCGATGACGGAGAGTCATTCACCCTGGTTACGGGTGCACCGGTTGGCGGCGCAACTTCGATGACGACTGGACAGACGGCTATTCCAACATCCTACGCCTACGTCCGCAAGGCCATTTCCGCCGATCCACTTTACTCTCTCGGTACTTTGGCCGATGGTGTGCCTGGTCAGATGTTGACGATTCACATCACGGAAGTTTTTGGGAATGGAACATTTAGACTTACCCCGTCACGAAAGACGGGTTTTCTTTATCTGACATTTGAAGCTGTGGGGGATCGTGTGACGTTGCTTTATGTGGATGATACGGTGGGTTGGATTATCGCTCACAACAGTAGCGTGCAATTCTTTCCGATTTAAGGAACGTGGGCCCATGATTTTCTACTGATAGCCTCAGAAATTACAGAAGGATTTACTTTGTAAATTTTTGCAATTTGTCTTTGATTTAATTTTTTTTCGGAATAGAGATGTCGAATTTTCGGGATATCATTCTCAACCAATTTTGCTTGTTTATTTTTTGATCCACGGGGAGGATTCCATAGACCAGCTTTTACGGCATGACGAATGTTATCTTTACAAGTTAAATATTCAAGATTATTGACATGATTATTCAATTTTTTAGTGTCTTTATGGTTAACTTGTTTCCCCTGGGGGCACGGGCCAATAAAAGCATTGGCAACAAGAATATGGATCCGCATTATTTTTCTAACAGAATGATGATGAAGCGTAACATGAAAATATCCTTTAGTAATTTGAGGTTTAAGTATTCTATGAGCATAAAGTCCGCGATATGCTTTTTCTCTACGTACTTTTCCAAAATTCGAGACAGAATAATTTTCACAAAAAATATGAGTTGGTCTCCAAATTTCTTTCATGTTTTTATTATACCATAGGGGTGTCCCATAGGTACTAAACCTGATACATCGAGCTTGAATTTTACCTCTGGAGAGATTTCTCCCCGCGCTTTGGGCCGTTGGGACATTTCAAAGTACGCCAACGGCGCGGAGACTATTGAGAATTTTCTCGTTGCTCAAGTGGGCGGTGTTTTTTATCGGCCTGGCACCCGCTTCGTTGCAGAGACGAAGACCGCCGCGAATCGTTCCCGCCTAATTAAATTCCAATACTCCACAACGCAGAGCTACGTAATCGAGGCAGGGAATTTATATTTCCGGTATTACACGGATTCAGGGCGACTCGAAATTGCCACTGTTCCTGTTGAGTTGGTGACTGTGTTCGCGTTGGCAAATCTTCCCAAGATTCGCTACACCCAGAACGCGGACACCATGTATATCGCGACTGGCACATATAAAGTCCAAAAACATCAACGGAGTACAGCAACGCTTTTCACTATCGCTGACGCGGCTTTTATCCGCGGCCCATTCCTCGACACGAATATCACCTCAGTCACAATCACTCCCTCAGGCGATACGGGGGCCGGTATCACATTAACAGCTTCATCCGCAACCTTTCTTGCGGGACATATTGGTTCTCTCTGGCGGGTAAAGAGCGGGGTGGTCAAAATAACGGCATTCACAAGCACCACACTTGTGACTGGCACTGTGCAGGCTGAACCGGATGGCACTGCTGGTAACCTGGCCACAGGCCCCGCGGCGGTCACTGATTGGGCTGAAGGCTCTTGGAGCGGAGTCCGAGGATACCCGAAGGTTTGCACATTTCACGAAGGGCGGCTTTATTTCGCAAACACCGATCACCAGCCAGGCGGGGTATGGGGAAGTGTGCCATTCGCACCGGAGAATTTTGACGCGGGGGACGGCGATGACGCGGATGCCGTGAATGTTGAATTGGGCGCCGATGAAGTTTCCGCCGTTAGATGGCTTGTCTCAACTTCCAAAGGTCTCATTGCTGGAACAACCGCCGGAATTTTCCCAATAAGTTCAGGTTCTCAGGGCCTCGCAATCACGCCGGATAATGTCGGGACTCAATTGGCGACCTCCGAAGGCTCTGCTGATATACAGGCTAAGAAGATCGGGAATTACGTTTACTACCCATCGAATGACCTGCAAAAACTTCTAGAGGCAGGGTATCAGTTCGATGTTGACCAAATAGACGCGGAGGATGCAACGCTCCTGGCCGATCATATCCTCAATGCACCGGTGCCAACCGATATTCCCGCGCGAGGAGATAACGAAGTCGGAGGGGCTTACGATTTGGACAGCCAGCAATCCCCCAACAAAAGGCTTTGGGTTGTACGTGATGACGGACAAATCGCCGTCCTTACTCGGAATATCCGTCAAGAGGTTATGGGATGGATAAGAATCACCGGAGGCGAAACAGTTTCTTGTGATGGGAAATCCGGTATTGGGGTTTTTGAAAGCATAGCGATTTTAAAACAAGAGGGCGCGGACGATCAAATCTGGGTGCAATGCAATCGATTGATTGATGGAGTGGTAACAAGATTTATTGAATATTTCACGCCGGAGAGATTTAAGTATGAATGGGATCCCGTGCGGTTGGATTGCAGTTTAACGCTGGATGAGCCGATTGATATTGATGAAATTTTTCTTCTCGGTACAAATGTTCTCGTCATCGCCACGGCCCACGGATTATCAAATGGAGATCAGGTTCGCCTGGATAACATCGTCGGTACTCACCAACTAAACGGCAGAAAATTCACGATCAAGGAAGCGTCAACCAACTATTTCAAATTAGATGCTGAGGTCACGTAATGGCGATTTCTTATCAAACTGGTGGGCTAAGTAGGGAATTAAATGGGACAACCTTAACGGTTTCCGCTCCTCCAGATTCAGGTTCAAATCGTGTGTTTATCGTAACGGTATGCGCTTTTAATTCAGCATCAACACCGCCCGATATTGTTTCAGTTGTTAGGGATTCAAAAAGCTTCACTGAAATCACAGCGTTGAGACAATCATGGAGCGGAAGTTATTTATTCGGATACTCCAAAGTATGGGTTTTTTATTTATTCGGAGCGGATATTACCGACGGGATTAAAAATATTGTTGTTACTTTTGATGGTACTTTTGGGATGGGTTTTGTTACCTGGCAACAACTCAATGGGGCATACCAGGGAGCGCCGGAACATTACGTTTTCGCTAAAGTACGAAATGATTTTGGCCCATTAACCGATCAAATTGTAGATACCCAGCTTGGTGGGTATCTTGTAGGGGTTGGATCTTCAGTTGAGAGGACAGCGTCCGGTCAATATTATGCCACGTTTGAAAACTTCGAAGGGAATTTAGGAGAGGCGGGAGGTGGTTCAACTGCGTCAACTTTTGAAGATCAAAGCAATTGGATGAATTTCAAACTTCTAGGCGGTTTATCCGTCGGAGGCGTCGATGATGTTGGGTTTGGCTGGGAAAACCAACAGCAAGGAAACCCAATAGAAGCGGATGTTTTTTTTGTACTTGTTGAGGTTAATGACACGGCATGGACGCCTGCCGTAGCCGGTATCAGCAGCGTCGGGATGTGCCCCTACGTCTCCGCCGGACAAGTGAGGGAGATGATCAACAACGTGACAGGACTCGATCACCTGGAAGACGAAGAAGTGTCCGTCCAGGCCGACGGGATACCGGAGAACTCACAGACATATACCGTCTCAGGCGGTACGTTGGATAATAACCTTCCAGGTAAAGCCGCGGTTATTCATATTGGTCTTCCATATCAAGGGAAACTTAAACTTCTTAAAGCGTCAGACGGGAATCCAGCTGGTTCCGGCCAGATGAAAAAACGAAGAATCTTTGATTGCGGGTTTAGGGTATTTCGAAGTCTTGTTTTTGATATTGGTCTCGACGAAGATAATCTTCAGCCGGTTATTCTTGGTGATCCCATCCTTCCTCTTCGCACCGGAGATTTGAAGAAACTTCCAAAAACAAAATGGGATGAAGCGGCACAGCTTTTGATTGAAGTTAATCTTCCCGTCCCAGTGTTCATTCTGGCAATTATTACGCAAAGTGAGGTAGAGAATCTTTGATTACTATCGAATTCAAGTTTGCAATTGAAGAGATTGTGAGAATAAAAGAATTGAATTGTCAGGGACGAGTTGTCAGCCTTTTTGTTGGACGAAGAGGAATTGAATATCAGGTGCGATACGTTTCTCCCAGTGAATACAAAGAAGTTTATTTTTACGAAGAGGATTTAGAAAAGAGGCAAGACCTTTGAGTGCGGGAATATCAAATAGCGCGAATGCGGCGGGATTGCTTGGGTCTTTAGGCGGGATAGTCTCCGGCGTGGGCGGAATAATTTCTTCGAAACAACAGGAGCAACAGGGAAACTACAATGCCACGCTCTACGAACAACAGGCGCAGGCCACGCGCACAAGTCAGTCTCTTCTGGAAACACAGAAGAGGCGCATAATCAAATCGCAACTGAGTAGTCAAGTTGCCCAGGCCGCGAAAAGCGGGTTCAGATATACCGGAAGCCCGATTGATATTGCCTTGGATTCTCTGGCGAACGCGGAGTTGGATATTAAAATCGATCGCTATAATAGTTCTATTCAGGCACAGGGTTACGAAAGTCAAGCATCGATGACCCGATGGGAAGCAAAACAAAATGCCGCAGCTACTCAAGTTAAGGCAGGGCAAGCTTTTTTATCCACAGCGGCTAATTTGTTTCAAAGCCAAAAAGAAATAGGATTAGGTGGATCAAAAAAATAATTTTATTAGGAGAAATATGCCATTTAAAAAGGGACATCAAATTAACAAACTAAGACATATCCAAGACATTAGGTTGAGATTTTTTTCAATGATTAAAGAATCGTCAAAAGGATGTTGGTTTTGGATAGGAACAAAAGATCAAAATGGATACGGGAAAATGATTTTTGACCATCGATCGTTTTATGCCCACAGGTTGTCTTATGTGATCCATAAGGGCAAAATCCCTGAAGGATTTGAGATACATCATACCTGCAAAAATACTTCCTGCGTAAGACCTGAACATCTTAGAGCTTTAACAAAAGGAGAGCATGTTCTTTTAGGAAATACCATTACCGCCATCAATGCACGTAAAATTTATTGCCCAAGGGGGCATGTTTACGATGGATCAACTTATATGAATGGAAAATTCAGACAACGTTTTTGTAAAACATGCCGTAATCAAATGCTTAAAAGAATGAGAATTAAAAAGACAGGAGCACTCCAATTCCACAATTGCCAAGGATTAGTCCTTCCCTTAATAGGTTAAGTACTGATTCACCAAACGCGCCGCAACGCCGCCCTGGCGTCTTCGGAGAAGCTCTTTCATCTCTTGGGGATACCGCACAGGGTATAGGAGACATGTTTAAAAAAGCAAATCTCGTTGCCGAAAAGACCAAGGCTCAGAATCAACTTGAAGCATCGATGCTTGATATTCGCACGCGCGCGGAGAACGACACGGATATTTCAGAGAAGCGCAGGATGGAATACGACGGGGAAATTGGGAAGGCGATGGGAGAAGCATCGAAGCATATCACCATCCCAGAAGAGCGCGGCTTATTCGGGTTAGAGCAGACAAGTAAAGCGGACATCACCAAGGCTTACGTCAACAACACCTTTATGAAAAAGACCGTGGCTTCCGGCAAAGCTGAACTGGACGTCTATCTCCATAACAAAAAAAATGAATTCATCCAGGCCAAGACATTTAACGAGAAGAAAACAGCAATGCTTGAACGTGATGCCAAAATTAAAGAAATGTCAGACGCGGGGTTTCTTGATCCAGCGGAAGCCACAAATTTGAGAGCAAAACAGGACGAAGACTGGTCGTTGAGTCAGGTGGAATATGACATCAACACTAACCCTGAACTAGCAAAGTCAATGTTGGAAGATAAAGAATATGACGGAGTCACTGAAGAAGACAGAGTCGAATATTTAAAAGACGCGGAAGAAGCAATCGAACGCAGAGACGTTGAGGCCAGAAAGAACGCGAAATTTGAGGACGACAAAAAACAAAATGCCCTGATTAATAAACAGATCGACGGACAACTTGGCATTCAGGACGTGCTTGATTATCGTGATGGAGGAGGGGATCCTAAATTTGCTCAAAGCGTGATTGATTCTTTAAAATCCGGCAAGGCCGTTGCCGCTGAAACACAACTGACCACATACGAAGGCATCATCCAAAATATTTTAGACCGTAGTAAAACGGCAACTGAGATTCGCACTGATATTTTCAACAAACTGGCTATCGGTGAATTGAGTGAATCAAACGCGAGGCATCTTCTTTTCGTTGAGACCGGCGGATTGACCAGTCCTAACTTCACCAGCATTGAAGAGGATTTTCTTAAAGAAGAAAAAAAGAAGAGTTCCCCTGCTTCAAAACCAAAGCAAAACTTTTTCGGTACAGCCTGGAATATGATTAAAAATGCAACCCCACTTGGGGCCGTTATGACAATGGGGAAAGTGATTGATGAGTCGAAAAAATCACAGGCCCAGGGGCCTCAGATTCTTGACATTACAGAGCAAGAGATTCGAAAGCAAAGGCTTTTAGATCATCCTGAAATCTCGGGTTTCCCTGTGAAGGGAAGAATTATGCAAGATCGTTTTGGGAATAGGGCAATGGTTTTCCCTGACGGATCCATCGAGGATGTTCCGGCAACCGGCGCGGCCAAAAAAGAACCAGGGAAAGAATCAAAGCCTTCTCAGGGTAAAGAGAAAAAGCCGGAAGAAAAGAAAGCGGAAAAATAATGCCATTCGAATTACAAACAGCACATCCAATCCAAGAGGATGAAGAACAGGGCCAGAAGATTGATACCGGCTTTGATCTCTCTTCCTCGCGTGAAATATCCCCTGAAGAATCTCCGGCGCCTTTAGATAACACTGAAAAAGCGATGGAGATATTCAAGTCCACCGTTCGTGCATTCGAAACTGTTCCCGTGGCCGCAGGGAAAGGTATGTTTTTCGCTGGGAAAGAGCTTGAGCGTCACGCAAAAACAACCGTAGCTACTCCAACACCGCTTGGAGTCCTTCATTTGTCAATCAAGGGAACAAAAATAGGGAATAGGATTGATGACTTTATGGGCCGCTTTGGATCCGATCTGGCCGCATGGGGCAAGAATACCAGCGATTTTTATTCAGAATCCGCATCTAAAGGCTGGGAGGCCCCGAATCCAGCCGTAGCTATGGGCTGGCGTTATCCATTTCTTAAAATAGGAACCCTGGCCATCGAGAGCGCACCAATGACCGCCATAGCCTTTGGAGTGACAGCCTTGACCAAGAATCCCGCGGCTGGTGCCGCTGTGATGTTTCCAGCCGCCGCCGGTGACATGTATATGGATGCTTTGAATAACGGCGTTGAACCGGAAAAAGCGGCAAATTTGGCCGTCACAACAGGCATTTCTCAAGTTGCGTTAGAGCGGATTCCTTTGGCCGGATGGATGAAGGGCGGCAGTCTACTCAAGAGAGTGATAAAAACTTCAATTCAGGAAGGTTTGATTGAAGAAGGTAGTCAACAAATCCTTGACAACTCACTACGGGTAATCGGGTGGAAAGATTCACGGCCCATCATTGACCGGTTGACCGATGGATTGGCCGAGAGCATAGCGGCTGGTATGGTGACAGGCGGGGCATTGGGATCTTTCCAGCCTCCAAGCTTTGAAGACATCCGTTTTGACATTCATCAGAACGTCATTAAAGACGGCTTGAAACAAGGATTGAACGAAGACCAGATTTCAGAAACTCTGAGCGCGATGGATGACATGATTTTCAAAGTGGGAGAACCGCCTGGGATTAAACCGGAAGAGAAGGTTTCACGTGAAGAGCCAATTGAAACCGCTTTAAAAATGACGCCGGAAGAATTAAGGAAAAAATTTGAAGCAGAGGCCCCTGAGTATCAAGACATTCCGGATCCAGTATTGAGATCGGCCTTGCATAAATCAGAGTCCTTAAAATCGTATATCCCAGCCTTGGAGTATGCGAAAAGAAGCGGCAATATCGAAAGGGTTAAAATATTTGAGGAGCACATTGCCGCCCTGCAATTAACAGGCGAAGAATCATTGGTTATGGTCAATTATTCTGAAGGGCAGAAAACGGAACCGCCGAAAACAGCTTTTGAGCAGGAAGATAAAGTTCAACCAGATATGCCGCAGGAAGGAATTCCAGAATTTACGGGGAATGATTCTGGAAAGTATCCAGCAGATGAATACGGAAAACAGATTGCAGGGGATGAGGTGAAAATTAAGGAACTGGAAGATCATGTTATCCAAATGGCGGAAGCAAAGACTGATGCAATGAATAAAATGAATGAGGCACCTGCTGGGTCACCCGAAGAAAAAATATTTGGACAAAAAATAGCCGATCTCGCAGTTCAAACGAATCTTACGAATGATGCGTTACGGGTAGCAAAAGGAACGCTTCGTGCTGGAGATATTGGAACCGAAGCCAAAATCCTGAAGAAGATGGAAGGGCAGGAACCTCTGGCTTCCGGCGGCCCATCCGGCGGAAAAATCGGCCAGACTCCCAAACAAATCCCCCCTACAACCGCAACCGGAAAAATGGCCTTTGAAGAATCTGAACCGTGGAGAGTGAATCTAGGGAAAGATATTGAAGGACTCTTTGAACGTGAGATCGGGCCGAAACTTCAAGTCACCAAACGATTTAAAAAATGGCTTGGGGCGTATTATTCATGGCTTGGACCAAGCGGAACGATCAGAACTATTTCCTTGGCGAACGAGACAACGCTTTTCCACGAAACAGGGCATTTCCTTGATGACGCTTTGGGAGGCTTTGAAATATCACGTCAGAAGGCTGTCAGGGCTGAATTCAAGGCCGTTTCAATGTTCATCCGTCCTTGGGATCCATCAACCGCTTCAAAGTCATTTAAAGCTTACCGCAACAGCAAGGTTGAACTCTTCGCCGATTATGTGGCCGCCTACGGTCTTAATCCCGACAAGGCCCGTGAACTGGCCCCGAACTTCACGGCTAAAGTTGATGAGCTGATGACAAAGGACAATGAGTGGTCTTACGTTATTTCAAAACTGAGAGAGTTTGAAGAGTTGATGAAGCCGATGAAGGAATACGTGAACGCATTGAGGAAGATTCCAGAATTTAACTTATCAATTCAAGAATGGGCTGAAAAAGGAAATCTCCTCCAACAACTTTGGAGATCGCAAATCGGAGATAAAATTTGGAAGGCTTTCAGTGACGGGTTAGAGAATACCGGTAATAAATTAAAGCTTAAATCTTTCTTCGAACGCGGCGGTCTCAACCAGTCAATATTTGAGGTTCTTCGTCAGAGAAGGAAATTAATTTCAGGTCAACAGGAACGCTTGAAAGAAAACCTCATCACCCCAATATCAAAATTGGGGGAAGAGGATCAACAATTTATCGCAGAGAGTTTACAGCGCTTCAAAGTACTTCCTTCAGAATCTGAGTTGAATCGATTGACCGAAGAGGCCAGAAAAGAATTAGCCCTTTGGGGAAACGAGGCCCGTAAACTCGGATTGTTGGGCGATGGAATTTTCTGGAATAATATCGGCCAGTACTTTCCATTTTTTTACGAAACAAAGGAATTTGAGAAAAATAAACGCAAATTCGGATACTTCCCCTCAAAGGCGATTCGCGCTAACTTTTCAGCCCTAAAACACAAAATGACTGACGAGGAGTTTGGACGGAAGGTGCTTGAATCAATGTGGGGAACCTGGCCAAAACAAAAAGCAAAGATTAATGCCGTCCCTAAAGCGGAACTTGAGAACATTGGGCGTAACGCGCGGGAAGAACTCGGTCTTATCAAGACGGCGGCCTATCCTCTCCAAAAACGGCTTTTCCAAATGATTGAAATGACGTATACCGTCAAGGCTTTTAATCAAATTGCCAGAATGCCTGGAATTGTAGGTTCTAAAAACACTCCAGGATTTGAAAAAATGCCGGAAGGTAAAAAGTACGGCGACTTGAGCGGCCAGTATGTTCCCGAGAGCTTAGTGAGGGAAGTCTCGAAATGGTCGAATGTCGTAAGCGATCTGGGTAAGGTGTGGATGGCGACAAACCGAATCTGGAAGGGATTCAAGGTTGCCTGGAATCCGGCGGCTTCTGTCCGCAACTCTGTCACAAACTCGATCATGGAATGGATGGCGGACGTTCCGGTGCATGACCTCAAACTACAAATGAAGGCCATTACGGCTTTCAGAACGAAAAACGATACTTACAAGCTACTCCGAGATCATGGCCTTTATCACAACACCTATTCTGAACAGGAAATCTTGGCTCTAGCCTTTCAGGTCAAAGAGAATCCAGAAAATATCCAAGAAGGCGTTACCTTATGGGCGCAGAAGTTATACGGAGCGTTGGAAACTCCCGCCAAGTTTTACGGAGCGGTCGAGGATATACACAAAACAATCATGGCCCAGTATGTCCTAGACCAGGGCGGGACACCGGAGCAGGCCGTCAAATTCGCCGACAAGTGGCTCTTTGATTATTCCCAAACATCCGAAGCCGTTGGATATGCCCGTCAATTTCTTTTTCCATTCGCTACATGGTCGGCAAAGGTTCTCCCTCGGATGTTTGAGGTTGCCATACGTAAGCCGGAGAAGATCGCTTTGATTGTGGCTATGGCATACATCTTTAGCGGCCTTTCTCGTGCGATGCTTGGGGTAAAAGACGACGAAGAAGAAGAAGTTAAACCGGAATACCTCAAGGGCAAGTTGACCTTACTGATGCCAATCAGAGACCAGAATGAAGATTTAAACTGGATGGACTTGACCTATTTCCTCCCCTGGGGAAGTTGGCTACCGGTGAACAAGGGCAACATCGCCCCGCCCTCAGCCTTCACAATGGGAAATCCATTGATGAGCTTCTATAACGCCTATGTCCTGAACTATGATCCTTTTGTGGGAGAGATTGCGCCGGATTATCTGACGGAAGATGATAAACAGTCGGCCAGAAATGCTTACCTGCTGAAAAGTTTGGGGCCTAATATTTTGACAATGACACCCACAAAACTTTTAAATTCTGGGAAACCGGATAAGTACAGGCGGGAACAAGACCTGTCAAAGATCATCGCGGGGGATATTTTGGGGATGAGATTAACCGCCGATACCTCCGCTTACCAGAAGCAGATTATCGGTGCAAAACGCCGGATGTTTTCAGAGGGGCGCAGTAAAATCATCCAGCAATTACGGCGGGGAGAAATCAAGGAAGAACAGGCAAAAGAAAAAATTGAAAAATTATTCAAAGAAAAATTCCCACAGAAAGAAGGTGAATAAAAATGAATCCAGTAAAAACCGATTATGCTTCACAGAATCTTGCCACAGGATCGCTCACTCACACCTTTACCGTCGATGTTGAGAGTCTTCTTTTATACCAAATCTATTTGCATTTTTCCGGCAATGTTTCTCAAGCTGTTTTGATCGTGGTTAAAAGTATTGTTGATACGACGAATCGCGTTTATGAATTAGCCTCCAGTACATTAAGCTCGGCAGATGATTATGTCTATGAGCCGTCTCAACCCAAGTTGTTAAGGAAGGGCGATATTATTGTCATCACCTGCGCCAATTCTGGAACGCCAGCCATCACCGCTTATTCAGAAATCAGAATGACCGAGAAGGAATATTAAAGGAGAACTAATCACATGGCAGAACTCGAAGAGATCGAAAAACAAAAGAAAAAATTACAAGGCGACATCACGGACATGGCGTCATACCAGGTGTCGTTGAGTAAAGACATCGAAAGGATAAAACCAATCCTCGAAGGCCTTACTGACCAGAGAAATCATCTGCTCCGAGAAATCAACGATCTGGAAGTTGGGATTGAGAAGCGGAAGGCGGAGCGTGACGAATCCCTGAATCAGAGGGATGTTCAAATCACAAAGAAAGAAACTCAGCTCAACGTGCTCTCCGAAGAACTGCATAATATGGCGGGGGCGCAGATTGCCCGTCAGCAAGCAATGGATTTTCAGACAGAACAAAACAGCATTATCTCCAGAGATAACGCCGCCTTGAAAGATGAACTTAACGCGCTGGAAAAACAATTAAGGGATAAGGAGAAAGTGCTTGATTTGGTTAGAGATGAGATTCGCAAAGAACGGGAAGAGACAAGCGGATTATTAATTGAGGCCCGAGACGCCCGCTTCCTTTTAGATCAAGAGATTAAAACTCAAAAGCAAATTGCTTTAAAGAATCAAGCGGAAGCCGAACGGTTGAGACAGAAAGAAAAGAATCTGATCGAGGATGAAGCGCATGTTAAACAAAGAGACAGGAAGTTAGATCAGGTGGCGGGGAACCTTGACCGTCTTACCGAAGAGCATAATGTGCGGGTAAAGAAAGCTGAAGAGCAGGAAAGAATCAACGGGCTTACTCTCCAGAGGATTGAAGACGAAAGTAAAATATTGGAGCACGGGTGGGCAAAAATTAATAAGTTGAACAGAGATCGACAACTTAACGCTGATATCGAGGCGATGAAAAAAGGTTAAGTATGCTTCCAGGCTTGACGATGAATTATTTGGAGTATCCCTTTATGGTGGACATTGAATTCTTTCGCCAATTTTCTGGAAGAGTAAATTTTTGGGATATATTTCTTTCTGATTTCAAGAACTTGGCGCTCTGTCAACTTAGATGCTTTGTTACAAGAGCCTTTCATCCCAATCTTAAGATTTATTCTATAGGCATGAAGCATGTTTTCTGACCTTGTTACATATTCTAAATTTGACAAACGATTATCGAAAGGAATTCCATTCCTATGATTAATCTCCTTTCCCTTGGGACGAGGCCCCAAAAAAGTAAAGGCAACCAGATTATGAACTTTGGTTATTTTCTTCACTCCTTTTTTATAAATACTAATTTGTGGTCGTTTTCGATCTCTTCCCCCAAGAAGTTGTTTAATAATTCTTCCTGCCTTACAAATTCCACAACCAGATTTATCTCTTCTGATTCGTCCCATATCCGAAACAGAATAACAATCTTCATAACCAATAACAGGTTTCCAAATCTCAGTCATATAAGGATAAGTATGCCATGAAAAAGATTGCCATAGCCATATTATTTTTAATGTCTATCGTCGGAAACTGTTTTGGACAAGCCTGCGATGTTTCTGTGGATGGAAAAAGTTATTGTGATTTTTGGGTTGTAAATTATGGGAATATTTCGCCTCCGCCATCTGTAAGCAATTTTGGAGAAGCCCGTGTATATTTTGATTTAAATGATACGGAATTAAAATGTTCTTTTGATGGAGGGGCTTATCAAAGTTGTGGCGGTGGAGGAGGCACTTGGGGATCGATCACCGGAACGCTTTCCGCTCAGACTGATTTACAGACCGCTATCAACAACGCTTCGGCGTTTAGTGGATGGACTGACGGCGGGACGAATGTCTACGTTACGACTTCGACGGATAACGTGGGGATTGGGACGACGGAGCCAGGAGGGAAGTTTGTTGTTTCCAGTACTCAAGCGACGAATCTTTTGACGATTGAGGATAACGGGCCAGGGGATACGACGCCATTTATTGTGGATTCGGCGGGCAATGTTGGGATTAGTACGCTGGGAACCAATGGCCCATTAACGTTTGCCAACGGGGAATACATTACAAATTCAACCAATGGGTCTATCATTATGACGCCAGTTGGAAATCCGGTTAATAATAATTCTCTCAATATTGACCTGGGTTCGAGTTGGCAATACGGAGTTACTTTTAGCGTAACGGGGAACGGAACATTGACCAGATGGACGACACCTTTCCTGCATGGTGACGATGCTTCTACTTTTTGGGGAGGTCAATCTGATCTTTATATGAGATTTGATACTGGGGCTAACGATGGGTTATTCCTCAATTTGAAAAATGAGAGTTATACCGGACGACAAGGAAGCGGGTATTTTGCTATAGGGGATGCAAATTCATCTCCTGACAATAATATTAATACCTATGCTTTTTGGCCTACTTTAGCGTTGACAGGCAACTCAACTTGGGCGAATCGAATGCAGATGTGGCATGACACATACAACGGATATATTGAGCCTGTTACTGGCGGAGTTA